TACGAGAAGGACTATATCTTCGTGGAGAAACTTCCGGAGCTCTTGCGCAGATTCTAGCACACGACGGTACATTAGACACATCCGGCAATGAAGAATTTGATGTTGATGTTGTCAGTGGTGAATTTGTTGTTGGCGAGGTTATTTCATTTGGTGATGTAACCAAACGTATTCAAATTTCAGTATTTGTTGAAACTGGCATTTATCTAGAAAATTTACCATTGCGTGTGCCTCAAAACGTGGCAGTAATAGGTGATGAATTTCGAAGAACTATTATTAGACCGCAGATAGGTTTTGACAGTTCCAGTCCCTGGGCATTTTTGAATTTTAGACGAGATCCTGTGGTAGACGGACTGACTGTGGCAAATGAACTGTATGGTTATCACTATCTAGCAGATTCCACACAGCCTGTTTATCCCCTGATCAATAACAAAGGTAACTATACCAGTGCTGCACGACTGATCACATTGAATAGAAAGTTTATTCAAGATCAGGTCATAGGTTGGATCAATAATCAAATTTTAACAAACACTGCACCATTTACATCTGCATTTGACTACAATGAAGATATCTGTTATAGAGACGTTGGCTTGATCATAGACTCTATGGTATTTGATTTGAAATGGAGTGGACAGAATCGCACAATTTCTGCTGCATTGAAATACAAGGGACCAGCAGTTCCGGGCAGTAATCCTGCACTAGCTATTGGTGCGCAACTGAGTCAGACTGTGGCCGGTATTCAACGTATCAACACCTTGGCCCAAGACATTATCGACAATGTGAGTATTGCGGCACTGTATACATTGTCCGGTACTGTGGCCACTACTGCCACAGTACCAACACTACAGACTCTAGACGAAGGTCTAGTGGCAGAAGTAGGATCCGATACTGTGATCACATTGTTGACCAATGCCATAGTTGATGTTATCAGCAACAGTGGAACAGTAAACTATCCCAAAGACAACGGCGATATGGACATGTTCTTGTGTAACGATGCTGTAATCCTAAGAGCCATGACCTTCCAGGGTCAAGGTGGATTTGCAATGGTATTAGATCCAGAGGGACAAATCCTTGCTAAATCTCCGTACTGTCAAGAATCTGCATCCTTTAGTAGAAGTATAAATGCCAAGGCATTTTCTGGTGGTATGTTTGTAGATGGATTCACCGGCAATCAGAAATTTGTCATAGACAGCAAAGACAGTAATATATTTTTACGAGTATCGGGACTGCTGAGACCGCCTAATACTCCCTGCAGCTTTATTGTCAGTGGTGAAATTTACAGAATAAACTACATTAGAGGGTATACATTTGGAACAGGTGCTGCTACTGCTACCACAGGTGGATTCAGCACAGCTCAGTTCATCTTGGATGAGCTGACACCTTACACACCTGCTGCTGGATCACGTGCCTGTACATTTAGTACTCCAAATATAACCACTGCATCTGTTCACGAACTACAACCAGGTGCCATTGTGAAATTCAGTTCTACTGGAACACTGCCAACTGGTATCGCTGCCAATCAAGAATACTATGTGTTACTGGCTGGATTTACGCTTACTCAATTCAGAGTTGCCGCAGTAGCTGGCAGTACCACAGCAGTGACTTTTGTAGGTGCCGGCTCGGGTACACACAGTTTTATCAGAGTGTTTGAAGTTCTTATGCCCGGTAATCGTTCCATGCTTAGTAACGACTTTACCCAGGTCTGTGATCTAGGCTACGGACTTATAACCACCAACGGCGGATTGGCCGAAGCTGTGAGTATGTTTACCTACTACTGTCAAATTTCCTACTATTCATTGAACGGTGGACAGATTAGAAGCGTGGGTGGATCTAGTGCTCACGGAAACTTTGCATTGGTAGCGGAAGCCAGTGATCCATTAGAAGTTCCGACTCCCACAGGATTTTACACCGATCTTGCACAGACCGCAACTGTTTATGCTGCATCAGTTGATACGTTGAACGAAAAGGGAGAAAATATATTATATGTGACCTATGATGATTTCTTTCCTTTGCCGAACAGTGAATTAGAAATCAATCATGGAGGCCAAATTGTACGATATGTTGTCACTACGGCACAGATCAGCGATGTTGCCACCAAACGTGCAAAATTAAATATCAGCACCGGCGGCGGACTTTTGGCAGCAGTGCCCCATGGACAACGTGTTACAATTAGAAACAACAGTTTCCATGTGTTACACGGAGACATTGTAGAGGTAGCAACTAGACCTAGTACTGCTCTGATACTAAATGACAGTAATTTTGTCTACAGACAATTGGAATTCACAGACTATGATTCCACATATGATCTAGAAACCTATACTATCACAGGTATAAACTATGGCACTGGGGTGATAACCACTGATATCAATCATAGACAACGTGCAGGATATCAAGTGAGATTTGTCAAACCTCCAGGCGCAGTGTTGCCCAATGAGATTACTGCAGGTGTCACAGTTGACGACGGTGTCATATACTATGTCAAGACTGCACCAACTCCTACCACATTTACCATTTCTGCTACAGAAACAGGCTCAGGCATAACCACATTTACTGGATCGGCGGTGTCGGGAAGTCCCACAATGGTTCCTTACGGTCTAGCCCTGGCACAAGGTAGAGAAAATTATGATTATATAGAAATCACTGTGTATGAGCCGGGTGTAGAAACAGGTGCGGCCAATACTGTAACCAGTATAAGCACTGCGGCCAATACGTTTACCAAAAACAGTCACGGACTCACAGCTGGTCAACCTGTGAGATTCAGTGCCAGTGTGTTGCCTGGAGGACTAACTGCAAACACAGTGTACTTTGTAACCACTTCTGGACTAACTGCCAATGATTTCAGTGTTAGTACCAGAGCGTTAGTAGACAGTACATTTATAGGTGTGCCTACTTCTTTGGCATTTTCAGTGGGGCCATCCCTGGGAACATCTACTGGCGCTGGTCCTTATTTTACAACCATTTCAAATATCATCTGTTTGGAAAATCTTATATTGGGATCAAGTTTGGTAGCAAAGCCAAATATTACCGGTGTTAGCGCAGTAGGTGACGGTGTTACCTGCACATTGACGTTTACCGCTCAAAACGTTCCTCCATATTTGCCATTCCAGTTGATTACTGTGAGCGCATTTGCTGTAGGTGGTGTGCCATTCAATGGCGCACAAACCGTGGTGACCTGTACCAATACCACTGTGACATTTGCCAGCGCAACCATTGCTACAGACAGCGGTGGTGTCATAGCTACTGGTGGTACAGGCGCATTAGGTGCGGACTCAGTGATTTATTCTGTTTCTGCAGCTACCAACAGCATTGTGGTGCAGTCTTCTACAGCAGCCACAACAGGAACAATAGCCTTTCAACTAGAAGGCAGTGTGTTAGATATCACCACAACCGGTACTGCCGTAACCTACAAACTGATTCAAGGCGAACGTGGTGATGCTACCTTTGGTATAGGAAACCTAGGCGGCAGTGACGGTGATAGATTGTTGACTGGTATAGCTGCTGGTACATTTTATAGATTTGTACACGAAGGCCAAGAATATGAAATAACCAATTATCAAGACAGTCTTACCACTGGTCAAGACTATGCACTACTAACAGTCAGTCCAGCATTGACACGCAGTGTGGTCAGATTCAATGATACGCCTACTCTAAAGGGATCGGTTCCTGGACCAAGCGCACTATCCGATGGTACACTGACCATTAGAATCAGTTTGACTCGTGTTACGTCACATGATCTATTGGAAATTGGTACAGGTGGTTATGCCGATACCAACTATCCTAGCGAAATCTATGGACCTGCCGTTAATTCAATTATTTCAGTACCTACATATGCCACACAGGCAGATACAGAAACAGGCGAACTAGTATTACGTGCGCAGATGCAGGAACGAGGCTCGGGGCGTACATTCTTTGTGACCACTGACCAATTTGGTAACTTTAACGTTGGTCCGTTCTTCCGTGTTGATCAGGGTACTGGTACTGTTACATTCTCAGCTTCAATTGCGCTGAGTCAGTTAGACGGTCTAGGATTTAAACGTGGTACAACAATTTCTGAATTCTCCACAGCAATGGACGAAGGTCGTGTTGACGCGGTGCCTACAGAATCAGCGGTTAGAACCTACATTGGTCGTAGATTGGGATTGGACTTCAATGGCAACATTGTTGCCCTAGGCGATCGTGTGCCAAACAATGTGGGCTTTATGGCTCTTAGTGGTGACTTGGCGTGGGTTGGACCTGCTGACATGGACATGAATTCGTACAAGATTGAAAATCTTGGGGTGCCTACATTAGCCAGTGATGCTGCCAGACTGGACAGTATTACAATTACTAATCTAAAAGATACCGACGGAACCAGCCTATTTAATTTTTCACAGTCACAGGCAGGTCAATTGTTAGCCTTGGATGGTACGGGTAATACAATTATCAATGTGACACCTACAGGTGAAGTTACTTTTGATATATTGTTAGGTGATAGTACTACCAACATCATAAGAACCACTATCAGTGATGGTGTCATTGACGATGCCAATATCATGTCCACTGCGGCCATTGATCAGGCCAAGTTGAGTTTGAATGATGCTTATGCTACTATATCAGCCAGTATTACCAATGTGACTGCAACTGGTAGCGGCAGTACAGCTACTATAACATTCCCTGTAGCACAGTCCAGTGCTCCGTTTACAGCGGGACAAAAAATTGTAGTTACAGGATTGTCTGTGAGTGGATACAACGGAACTTATACCGTTGCAACCTGCAACACCACTGTTGTTACCTATAGTAATACAACTACAGGATCAGCTATCAGTGGAACTGTAGCAGCTCTACGAGGTATATCAAGTTTTGACAGTGCTCAATTTACACTAACCAACGGTTGGGCTACAATCAAAGACAACGGTCTAGCATTGACCAAATTAGCACAGGTGGGAGCAGATAGACTATTGGGCAACAGTACAGCTTCAACAGCCGATGTTGCTGAAGTGAGCTTTGCCACAGTGGTTGATGAAGGCCTGGCTTTGAGACTGTCGGACTATGGCAGCGCCACAAGTACTGGTTATCTACGACACACAGGCGGCGATGGCACTGTTCGTGCAAGTTGGGCATACAGCATTGTTGACGAAGCTTCTGCTGCCACTGTGAGCACTTTGGTTAAACGTGATAGCAACGGAGATTTTGCTGCACGTAATGTAGATCTTGCTCAGCTTAAAATTGACAGCATATTATCCATTGACAGCAGCGCCAGCGGCACTGGTGGATTTCTTCAGTATTATGGTTATCTAGGACAAGTGGGTATTTACATAGGTGATGGTACAGTACCAGCTAGCGATAAGAAAACTTACTACAACAACACACAGCACGTATTCCGCAGTCAAGACAGTGCCACAACATTTGCCACTCTCGACTCTACTGGTATTAGTGTAGCAGCATTAAAAAGTTGTACCAGTATCAGCACAGGCGCTGTGACAACACCTGGAACTATAGAGGGCTATTGGTCATTGAGTGGTAGCAGTAGATTCCAAGCTACCTATGCTGCTGACCTAGCAGAATACTACGAAGGTGACAAGGAGTATGCTGTGGGCACTGTGTTGATATTTGGTGGAGACAAAGAAGTTACAATAGCAAATCGACAAGGTGATCATAGAGTGGCTGGTGTAGTAAGCGATAATGCTGCCTATTCCATGAATGGTGATTGTCCGGGCTTTAAAAATCAAGTGGCTCTACAGGGTAGAGTTCCTTGTCGAGTAGTTGGAAAAATTGAGAAGGGAGACCTGCTGATTGCCAGCAACATTGCAGGCTGTGCTGTAAGTGCAGGCGGTGATGCTAGAACAGGCACAGTGATTGGCAAAGCACTAGAAAACTACAATTCAGATCATATTGGCACTATTGAAGTGGCCGTGGGAAGAAACTAATGGCACAACAAACACTAAACGCAGGCAGTCCTCCAATAGTATGGAGCACAGTAGAAGATGCATTTACAAAAATAAATGCCAACTTTGACGAACTGTATGGTAGCATAGGAGGTCCGGGAGGAGTATTAGACTTTACCAGTCTCAGCACTGATATTAAACCCAGTGCCAGCGAAGTCTACGATCTTGGTAGTCCAACAGCTCGGTGGAGAGATCTTTATCTAGCTGGATCAAGTTTATATCTAGGCTCGGCACAGATAACCGCTGACGGAGCTGGTGTTGTGAATTTGCCGGCTGGCACTACTGTTGCAGGAGAGTTAATTAGAAATCCTGCAGAAACCAATTTCAAAACAATTACAGTTAGTGGTCAATCAAATATTGTTGCAGATAGTTTTGAAGACACATTGACTGTAGCAGCAGGCAATGCTGGTATAACATTGACCACAAATGCCGGCACTGACACATTAACCATTGCCAACAGCGGTGTTACAGACCTCACAGGAACTGCGGGGCAGATTGCAGTGAGTGCTGCAACGGGTAGTATAACACTAACCAATTTGGGAGTCACTAGTCTAACTGGCACAGCAGGTGGCATCGGAGTAAGTGCTGCAACTGGCGGTATAACATTGACCAATCTCGGTGTCAAGCAGATCGTAGGAACTGCCAGTCAGATTGGTGTAACTGGTGATGGCACTGGAATAGTAACCATTACCAATTTGGCTCCTGCAAGTCCAACATTTAGATTTATTGTTGTAGACGGTGCTACTCTGCAGCCAGTGGCAGCTGACAATATTTCAGATACATTGAATTTGATATCTGGTCCTGGTTTAACAATTACCAAAGACACTGCCACAGATACACTGACATTTAGTGTAAACAGCAATTTAGATATCAGAGGTTCGGTGTTTGCAGATGACTCCACCATGTTGGTAGATGCTACCAATGGCGTACTGAGAGGCACGTTGATCGGTACCGTGGTCGGTGACTTAAAAGGATCTATATTTGGCGACGACTCAACAAAGATTGTTGATGCTGTGGAGAACAAAGTATACGCAGAATTTTTTGGCAACTTAACTGGTAATGTAACTGGTAATTCTAGCTCGGCAACAGTTTCAACTACATTAGATATTACAGATACCAACGGACTGACAACTGTTTATTATCCTACGTTTGTTGAGAATAGAACTACTGGTCAAACTGTTAGAGCAGATATTGATCTATCATACAGAACAGATACCAATACACTAACAGTACCAAACATTGCTGGTAACTTAACTGGGTCAGTTACCGGTAATATTTTTACATCATTGATTGATTCATCAGATTCATCAGCAATTACTGTAACTCCTGCAACAATATTCAGTTCGGATGTAACTGTAGAAAATGATCTAGACGTTACACAACGATTAAGAGTTCAAGGCAGCAGGGTTATTAATATAACAGAATTACAAGCCATTGTGGCGGTCAGCATAGACTTTACTGACTTCCAAACAAGAATAGCTGGTTTGGTATAATTGGAGCGATAAATGGCAAAACAGAATATTAATGTAGGCACCACAGCCAACGACAAGAAAGGCGATAGCCTACGAGCTGCGTTTCAAAAAGTAAATGCTAACTTCACAGAACTTTACACAGCACTGGGAATAAATGCAGATGTCAATTTAAATATTGGCGCATTTGAATTCACTGGTAGCACCCTGAGTACCACAGACAGCACACCCGTTGTAATTGATCAAGCAACCACCATAACCAGTAACTTAACAGTTGGCGGAGATATGTTGCCTAGTGTGGCCAATGGTGGCGATCTAGGTAGTTCAACATTGCCTTGGCGCAGTCTGTATGTCAGCAATAACACAATTTTCCTAGGTGGCACAGCATTATCTGTAGATAGTCAAGGTAATCTATTAGTGGGAGGGCAGTTTATAGCAGATGTTGGCACAGCAGCCTGGAACAGTATCACAGGCAAGCCCACATTCGCTACAGTGGCTACTACAGGTGCCTATGCTGACCTAACTGGCA